AATCAGTTGCCGTCGGCATTTGCCAGCTGAATGGTGTTGTCGGATTGCTCATATTTTCTCCTTATGCCACGACTAAGGCGTGTTCCCAGTCAAGTATCCCAGAAATTGTATTCCAAGCCTCAGCGACACTCACATCTTGCCATTGCATAGCCTGTAAAGAATAGGCAAGCGGCGAGAGATTGAGTGCAACGCTAATCTCGTTGTAGGCGGCCTGAAATGTCCAGCCTTCAACAAATCCCAAGTAGGTACCGGCCGACATATTGAGCGGCAAATCGGCAATTGCCAGCGGCATGCCCATAAACACATTGATGAGTGAATCTCGGTCGCCATCATCAATTTCGGGATTTGTCAGCTGGTAAGTAATTTGATTGAAATTGTATTGCGGATAAGCTCTAAGTGTCAGATAAAAATCCGCCTGATCTTGGGCATCGGCTTGGTGTTTAACTGTTGTCGTGAATATCTGGGCAAGTTGTCCGTATTCACCAACCGATTCTGTATCAGTTGCACTAACTTCGGACGTTGAATTAATGTCATATTGTAAAGTTATTGTGTTGCGAACATCGCCGGTTCGTTGCTCGATGCTGAGACCTTCGCCTTGAGCGTTATTTGCCGTGAGATTAACGTATCCATTGGCGGCCAAATAAATGGATCGATGATCTGCCGCCGCATAAGAGATCAGACCTTGAGCATCCTCGTAAATGTAGCCAAGTCCGCTGGTTGCAAGAGCTGAGACAAGTGAATAAACGTCAGTTCGATCCGATGCTCTTTGTGCCAGCTCATAATCGCCTGGAGTATCAATTTCGCCTAGTCCGACATTTTGAGCATTTGCCCATGTCTCGGTTGAATCATAAGTATTCCATTGCAAAGCCGCTGGTACCTCTGACCAGTTATTAAGCAGCAAATCGCTTAAAATTGTTAAGATTTGATTTCCATCAAAGTCTTGAGTTAAAACCCCATCGGTCAAAGCCTTTGGCAACCTAGACAATGCACCTAGAGCAATAATGTTAATCCGCTGAGCGTAAGTCACGTTTCCTAATTCGGCCACCGAAATGGCAATATCTACGATTGAGCCGCCAAAGATTGGAATGTACGCAGCTGTTGAATCTTGCAGCTCTATGGTCAATGAGTCGTTGATTCCAATGGCAACTGTTGATTGATCCAGATTGATAAGTTCAATGTTTGTATATCCGGCTTGAGCTTGCTCATAAATGTTAGTTCGCCCGGATGTAATAGTTAGATTGGACAAGATGGCACTTTGGTATTGCGTGCCGCCAATAATGACTTTCCAGACTGGATTGAAAACGGTCATAATGTCTGCAAATTGGTCGCGCCGCCTGTACCACGGAAAAATGAATTGTTTAGCACATTGACGATGCTTCGGGCTGTACCTTCGGCATCGAGTGCGCCATTGACTGTGATGTTAAACGTGTTGCCCAAGCCGCCGGTTTTGTTCAGCGGAATGACCGCCTCTGGCCCAGCTTCACCAATCATTGCAAGTGTTGGAGATGTAACGATTCCACCTTTTGCCAAGTATGGAATGTCTGGAAATATGTCACCAGAGCTCCATCTTCTGCCACCAATAATAGGAACCCAATCTGGAACGGTCACAGATATTTCAAAGTCAATTCTGTTCCAAAGTCCAATAATGGTGTTTATTGCTGCTCTAAAAGCATTAACGATTGGAGAAATTAAGTCTGATGCAGTATCTTCGACGTAGTTGATAATGTTGGTAAAAAAGTTTTTAACTCTTGTAAATCCACTATTGACCGCGCTAGTGACATCACCGACCACATTGATCAAAGCTGAAATAACTCCAGCAATTCCACCAATAGAAGAGCTAATGAATGTGCCGATGATTGGTGCAATTGTGTCTCTGATAAATCTAGCAAATGCCAAAAATGCATCGGTTAGAGGTTGCAGCTCTTCTCGGTTATCTGCCAAGGCTTTTGAAATTGTATTGAAAGCCTCAAAAACGGCTTTGATGATTGGAACCAACGTGACATTGAGAATCGGCACAATGTAATCTTTGATAAAATTGTAAAAAGCCGTGAATGCTGGAACTAGCACATTGGTAAAGTAATCGCCTAAAACCTGAAAAATTGGCGTTAATTTTGGCCCAATTTCAGCTGCAACCGCTTGAACGGCTGGCACAACCTTATTAACAAATCCTGAAACCAATGGAGTAATGGCATCAAGAATAAATGAACCGACTGTCTCTTTGCCTTCATCGAATGCAACTTTGAGACGATCCATTTTGCCTTGAAATGTCTCGGCTGCTGTTGTAGCTTGACCCGCAAAGGTGTCTGTAAGCCGTTCCATAATCGTATTAAAATCAGCAGAAATTTCTTTTGTTTTACCAGTTGTGCTTCCTAATTTTTCAGTGACTTCTGTTAATTTTTCCCGTGCTTTGTTTGCTTTTTCACTCTCAACACCATATCTCGTTTCTGCTGCCCATAATGCGCTAGTGGCTTTTTCAACTGCTTCGTTAGCTTTTGTCAAATTAGAATTATCTAGAATAGTTTCTTTTGTTTGAATGCCAAGTTTTGCCAAAGCAGTAACATTGCCGTTATATGCTTTTCCTAAAGCGTTTGCAATTGTTTCTAAATCTTTACCAGTTCCCACAGAAATATCTAAAGCCAAATTTGTTAATTTTTGTGCTTCATTTACATCTTTTGTCGAACGCACTAAACGATCAAATGCTGGACGCAATTTATTATCTGTCACACCAGATGCAAGTGAAGTTTTGAGAATGAATTTCTCTACCTGTTCAATTTGGTTTTTTGTGGCCTTTGTAACATTTTCAAGAGTCTTTGCTAAAATGGCTTGAGCTTTTTCATCTTCAATCGCTGATTTAACACCATCAATTAAAAGTTTTCCAGCATAGGCAGCAGCAGCAGCTCCAGCAGCAGCAAAAGCCAATCCCACTTTTTTGCTGAAGTCGCCAATTTTTGAGCTGGAAGATTCAACATTGTTATTAGCTTCACCAAGAGATTTCTTGAGTTGATCTACGTCAGCAAGAATGGAGAGCTTGAGCGTTCTACTTTGTCCGGCCATCACCACTCCTTAAGGATTTTGCTAAACGCATTTTCCCATTGATCAATGATGTATGGCTGCTCGGCTCGCAATGTCGGATAAATGAAATAGCCACGCGACCCACGACCTTCACGACCCGACCAAACTGGAAATTGCTTAAATTTATTTGACCCAAATTCATAACCACCCCAGAGTTGCTGAGTTGTGCCGCCGCCGCTAAATTTCTGAGACACAAAGCCAAATGACAATTCACCAATCTTTGATGATTTGCTTACCCGTGAGCCTTGAGCAATGCGTGATGCCGCTTTATTTGGCCGACCACTAGCTGATGAAATGATTTTGGATTGCACATAAGTGGCCAATCCATTTGAAACACCTTTGGCTTGTTCGACAGCTGATTCATCCATGGCTTTGAAAGCCTTAATGATTCCGCGCAAATCACTCTTATCGTAAGCGATGCTTTCCTCGGCCATCGGCTCGCTCCTTAAGAATCTCTAGTGCGGTTAAAATATCCTCCGCGCTTTGCCACTCACTCATTGCAATTCCAGTCTCAATGGCTAGAAAAACAATTGAGTAATTTAAGCTTCCGCGCTGATGGCTTTTGGGTCATTGTCACCAGTTGTAACATCGACGACTGTTTCCATCCAAACTTCGAATGGCTTGACTGGCTTACCAGCAGACTCACGCTTCATGGCGTGATATGCCAAGAACATTAGATCAGAGATTCCAATCTTTTCTTGAGCTTGCTGAATGGTAAAGCCAGTCTTAGTCTCCCATTTTGCCCATTCTGGCGGTTGTGCCACATAGGTTTCTGTAAGACCACCACTGTATTCAATTGTGATTGGTAGTTTCATGCTCCCGGCTCCTTTTTCTTAGCTGATTGTTAAGACTGGTGTTGTGATACACATAAATGATAATGAAACTGTCTGCGCATCTGGTGCAGTGCCGCCGGCTGATGGCAAGATTGGCTGCACATCGAATGCAAATGATGCACCGGTGTCGGCCACTAATACCACTGGAAGTCCTGTATTTGGTGCGTTTGTTGCAGCAGTCCAGAGAGCTTCGCATAGTGATGAAGCCGCGCCCCAGTCTGCAAGCATTTCGACGGCAAATGTGCCTTGAGTGTCGGTTGTGAAATACGCTTTTCCGTCAAGTGTTTGATATGTGTTAATTGTGGAATCGACTGTCAAAGTCGCTGATGTTGCCTGAGCATCGAAATCATCGCCGTCAATTGTGAAGGTGATGTCTCTGCCGGTGATGATTGTTGTTGGCATTCTGTTTTCTCCTTAGTCGGTGTAGTACGTTGAGACTTGCAAATCAGCCGTCAAGAATTTTCCTGCGCCGACTTCCAAAGGTTGTGGTGAGCTGACATCGCCAACGGTATAACCAGCTGGCATGGTTGAAATAATTGAGATCATCAAATCCTCAAGATTGGTCAAAGCTGCTGCGTTGCTGGAATAACCCACAACGCCAGTGACCAAGAAATTGATTTTGACCTTTGTGGTCGATCCATTGATGAGAGTGCTTTCCAAATATGGTGAATCCGGCACTAAAACTATGCTCGGGCTGGTCATTGCCTCTGGAATGCCGTTGTACACATTGGCTGCAATTGATGTCAGCGCACTCTGCAAAGGTGTCCGGATGTCGGCTTCGATTGTCATAAACACATCGTTTCGACTTCAAGGAACGGCCCAAGCAAGCCGACGATGCGATTTGTCAAGCTGCGACCAAGTACGAATGGCGATGGCTGAAATTGATCGCTCATTATTTGATTACCCGGAGCTGTAACACTTTGAAAGATTTCAACAGATACAACAAGAATTGCTGACTTAATGGGAGCAACGCCAGAGTATAAATCGCCAGCGGTTGCCCCATCAATACACGCAAGCCCGCTCGGAATGATTGGGATCGTGTATGTGCTGTCTGCTTCGCCCGTTGCAGACGTAAAGACCATTGGTGCAATGCGATCATCTGTGACTGTGACTGTCGCATCGTATGCGCCGCACCCGGTAATGACGACGCTTTGACCCGGCACAAAATAATTAACGCGCTGAGTTCCATAATAGGCAATTGAATTTTCTACAAAGATTTCTGTAACTGCTGATTGGTATCCGGTAAGCAATGGCAAGATTGTCAGCTCTGCGCTATCAATCATCTGCTCTAAATATGCGTCAGAATAAAGAGAGACGGAAACGCCAAGAATATCGCGTAACTGCTGTGCGGTTACTATTTGAGGCATTTCCGTTCCCTTCTACTGCTCGACCACATCCGGGAGCGGCTGTGGCCGATGATTAGTGATTGTTTAAACGTTGTTCATCTGTGCGCCGTTGGCAACTTTTGTTGCACATGCGCCATAAGAATTGAGCGAGATTTCAACTGTTCCGTCAGATGGCTTATTGACATCAAGACGGAAGTTTCCGCTCTCATACCATGTGAATGCGTCTGGCTCAAGAACAACCATTGAATCATCAGCTGATCCAGTAAATTCACCAGAATTATCAACGTAGAAATTCAAGCCCATTACCAAGCCGCGCTGTGACTGTCCATTGACTTGACCAACTTGATTTTGTGGAAAATAGGCTTGGAACAACGGTGTGCCGTTGTCGTTATAGCCCATGATATTTTGCCATTGTGCAGGAGATACCAAGATGTTACGTGCAAAGCGTTGAGTGCCTGCATAAACAGCAACATTTGCGTCACTGACGTAACCAATCAACCCTGCTGCTGTATTAGCGTAAGTTCCCGCGACTCTGTTTCCATCTGTCTTGATTTGATTTGCAACGTACTTATTTTGAGCAAAGGCCATTGATGCGCCCATGATGCGAACAAGCTCGTTAAAGAAATCTGGTGAGCTGCGGTCGATGATTTCTGTTGTCAGAATGTTACGTCCTGCAAAGCGTGGAGGATATTTTAACCGCACTAGAGATTCTTAAGGAGCGAGCCGCTGGCCGAGGAAAGC